TTGAGGACCGGGTGCTCCTGGTTCTCCTTGCTCGCCTCTCTCACCCTTCTCTCCCTGTGACCCTTGAGCACCTGGAACTCCTTGTGGGCCTTGGATTCCCTGCGGTCCCTGTGCTCCCGGTTCACCCGGTTCTCCCCGTTCACCTTTTTCGCCTTGGACACCTGGTTCTCCTTTATCTCCAGGCCACCCATCCCGTCCATCCTTGCCTGGCACTCCTTGTTCACCACGCTCTCCGCGTTCTCCGCGTTCACCCTTTGGGCCTTGAGGGCCTGGAATGCCACGCAGACCACGGAGACCTCGAATGCCTCGTTCTCCTTGAGGCAATTCGATATCACCCGAAGGTGATTCCGGGTTGGAATCCGATTCTAAAAACTCTCCGAACTCGCGGAGGAATTGGTCATCGGACGGATTGTGGTTTTCTCGGTCAGACTGTCCCATCGCCTGTATTTAGGGGCTGTGCTAAAGCCTTCCACGAAACAGGAAACAGGGGTTCAATCAGTTTGGAAATAGCGGCAGCGTATTCTCGCACTTCCCACTGCGCGTGTGGGTCGGAACGCAATGCGTAGACTCTGGCGTATGCGGCTAGGCTTCCCGTCCACCACCACTCGGTATAAGTGCCTTGTGGCAACACAAATCTGGCTTGTTCAGGAGCAACACCGTCGCGTAACAGAGCATTATAAGTATCAAGAGCATCCAAAGCCACACGATTATACATGCGATCAAAATCGTTGGTAATCAGATCTTGAATGAAATCATCACTGCCCTGCTTTGCTCCATTTGTGGGAGCGGAACGCCAGTCGGGTGTATAGAAGTCCGGCTCATCTTTCACATAGCGACGACTCACTTCATTCTCCACGAATCCTTGCTTATGTTTGAAAAGTTGAGTGCGAATCGAAATTGGAGCCTTGATGTGCAAGGTAATCTGCGGATGAGCAAACGGAGTCCAATGCTTATGTGTGGCAAGATACCCGATAAGTTTTGCATCTTTCTCGGTCATCTGTGTGGATTTTTTATTGAAAGATACACGGGCTGCATTCACAACCATTAGGTCGCTGCCCATGTGAGAAATAAGACTAACAAATCCCTTGTCTAAAACCTGAATGGTGTTAGCATCGTTCACACTTGCCATACTCATAATATACTCCTATTAAATTATCGGGGGTTATCTGGTCGTTTTACTTTTGCTTTCGCGGCTTTACCTGAACCGCCTGGTTTAGTTAACGCACCCAAATCCATTGCAGGTTCTGTGCCGCTAATTTCTGTCATGGTTTCTTCCACGGTAGCCAGCACTTTATCGTCTTTGCCCAAGATTTCAATTCGGTCAACTCCGTCTACAGCAGCAAGAATTTGTTTGGCATCTGCTTTCGCGTCTTCTAAAGAAGCACTACCCATCTTGCCAGTCTTCACAATCTTGTCGCCTTGGTAAGCCACCCACACAAACTCGGCTCCACGATACTGATACGAGCCTGCATTCTTTTTCACATACTCGATATCGGTAGTGATGGCTTCAACGAATTTACGGAATGGTTTCATACTCATATTTAGGGCTAGCATCGCTTCCACCCCATGAATTTAAGTTTTGCTGCCGCACCACGAACCGCATTTTCTGTGATAATACGCAAAGGATCAAGTCCGGCTAACACCATGTCGTTAATATCCTTTTGCTCGACCGACGAGGGCCAAATACACACCGTTCTACCCGCCGCAATCAATCCTTCCACCACTTTTACCACTTCTCGGTTTCGGGGTTCGTTATCCAAAGCGAAAACGGGATTTGCACCCAACTCTTCAGGCAGAACAGCAGACTTGCCTAATCCTGCTGTGGCTACCGCGTTAGGAAGAAACAAAGAGTCTAGTGGGCCTTCCACCACAATTACCGGCTTGCTTTTATCCACCCGGTCAAGACCAAACCACATTCTTTCTTCGCCTCGCTCTTTGCGAAGCGTGATGTAGCGAATAGTTTTACTGTCAAGGGCACGACAGTTTGCGCCAACAAGTTTACCTTTATGAATGATTGGTATCACAAGCCTCGGCTCATCGCCCAACTCTTTTTCGGGATCTACGGTTTTAGCCCACTCACCAAAGTTTTCGGCGTAATACAAGAGTTCGTGAGACGACTCAGGAATCTTTCTAGCGTTTAAGAAGGCTTTCGCAGGATGAGTCGGAGCGAGTTCCGAAATTTTGGGCAGTCCGATTCCCATCTCGGACGGGTTTGAATTAACCACTTCAGGTCTTCCAAATCTTGGCTGTTCGAAGGTGAAGGCAGGCTCGGCTTCGTTTCTGCCGGTGAGTCCACCTCGGTATTTTTCAAGAGTGTATTCATCATGGAGTCGCCTGTCAAACTGTTCAAGGAATTTGGATAAGGTGGTTCCGAAGTCACAGTTATGACACTTGACAAAGAATCCACCCTTCTTCTCGTAGAAGTAGAAGCGGGTTTTGGTTTTGTTTCGTTTGGAATCGCCGCATATAGGACACCTGCAAACTGCTAGAGCGTTTGTTTTCTTCCAAGCAAAGCGGGAAAGCCTTGGGGAAACCATGTTTATGAACTTCACATCCAAGTAACTCATGGCGAAAGTATACACTAGTATTTAGCGGAATGCAACTAAAACCCGCAGTTTTGCGGTTTGAGAGCCCAGGTGGTGTCATTACGGCAGACGATTACGAATTCAAGGTTTAGTTAACTTTTCGTTGAAAGTAAACATTTTTCCTGTGCCAGAAAAATTATTTTTCAGGTGTTCGCAATTTCTGCAAACTTCCGTATACATAGCCAGTTAGTTTTTGGGCTTTATGATATTGATGGTTTGAATATCTTTTTGTATGCGATCTTGTTGCCTACGCTGCAACTTCTTTCGCTTCTGCATGGCGGTGGTTTTTGGCATTGGAGGCTCTTGTCCCGGAGATACACCCGCCATTTGACCGCCACCCACATTATTTGCAGGAGCAGCCACAGCAGCACCATCTTCCGCCATCTTACGAAGTTCTTTAATTGTGGCTATTCCTTTGTTGGCTTTGTATAACGCAACTCCAAATATTGTATCCACCAAAGGGTTATCGGTTTTAAAATCTGGCGTTTCCACCATCAACATTCCACCTAACTGTTCACAAGATACTCCTTTTTCTTGTAAATAGTTCAAAATGTGAGTTTCAAACTTTTCAGGGGTTGAACCGCCGTATTGTGTTTTTAATGCCCATACCGACTTAACAAAATTATTAGTGTCTAGACTATTGACAAAAACCTGTTCAACCAATCGCTTTACATTCCAACAGTATGCGTAGAAAATATCAGGATACGCTTGTCGTTCGTGCGATTCTGTTAACTCGTGACGGTTTCGAAGAATTTTACCATTTTCGCTTATGATACCAAGTTTATAAGCGGCTTGTTTTTTCCAAGGAGTGGTGAGTATCTGAAGGAAGCGATGCTCTGCCATAATTTCTTCAAGTCGCGGATCTATACTCATCACAGACTCCTTAGTTTCTCGATTATTTCGTTTTCTAGTGGTATTTCCACTATATCTATGCCTTCTATGTTTTTTGTATTTTCAGGCAAATAATGCAGGTAAACCAAGAAGGTTTTGAGCAGGGGTAAAAGATCAGCATCCATTTTATAGAACAGCATTCGTGTAGCAGGTTCAATTCCAAACACATTATAGAATGTGATAAGATGATTAAGAATTAAACGATCTCTTAATTCCCCGCTTCTTTTGTATTTCTTAAACAAACGCTTCAAATAGATGATGCGAGTCAGATCTTCTTCAAACTCTTGCATGCTATGACACTGCGGGTTATCGTAATGTTTCACCGCGTATAGCGCGAAATTTTCATCGTTAAGCGTTTTAAATATCATTACAAAATCTCAAATTTTACCATTACAAAAACTCCTCACATGTATCTATAATAAAAAAGGGAGCCTTTCGGCTCCCTTCGGGCGGTGAAATGCGGATTTTAGCGAACGCCCTTAGCCTTGAACTATTTGTGACTTAACGGAGAATGTTCCGTCTTCATTTTTAGCAATTTCAACAACAAGATTTAGAGGAGTTCCTGTCTTATTGCTAATATTGTCGGCGTGATAAGGGTCATAGCCAGGATCTGTTGGATAGCGACCATATGATCCACCAAGATACTTTAGCGGGAAAGAATGAGAACCTTCGCCAATTTCGTTTACAGGGCCTCTCTTGTTGTCGATGCTTGCTGTAGCATCTTGTTCTAGTCCTGTTTTTGCAGGAGGCATACGGTATTCAAAGAATAAACCAACAGTTTCCAACTTGTTCTTGATTTGAGTTAACACATTATACGGATTGATGTAAGTTTTCCTTACAGCAGCCCCTAGAAATGTGTTGAGTCTAGCAAGGGCTTCGTTGTTCAAAGAAGCAATGTTAATTTCTGGAGTATCAACTGCTCCATCAGGATTGTGTGCCCCCACAGCAGGATTTAAGTGACCCGCCTCGGTAGAAGCCATACCCCACTGCTCTTTTAACTTACCTCTTAGTTCCTTAAAACGCATGATAAACTCCTATCAACGAACTGTTACACGGAAGGAAGCATGTCCTGTTCCTGAAGCAGCACCAGCAGTTGAACCATCGTATACTGTTGCTGTTAAACCGTATGCTCCCGAAGTCAATCCTGCTGGAAGAATTACCACGCCAATATCACTGTTGTATGTTGATGTTGGGCCGAAGAATGCTTCATAGACTGCTGTTGGAATTCCATTTGCTCCACTACTAGTAAGTAGTGTGCTTCCTGTTACGAATGTGATTCTCTTCAAATCGCTATGAAGAGCAGGTCCTCCGCCTGTCATGTTTCCGGTTACTGTCAAAACAAGATTTTGTGTGAAATTCACATCATTTGCTTTAACTTTAATGTAACCTGTGTTTCCTGCGGGGAAAACCGTTCCGACAACATTGGTGTATGTTGGAACCGAATTAGTTAAACCAAGACTTGTGGTTCCCCAGAACAGGGTAGAAACACCGTATTCATTTAACCCGAAATTTGCAGTTGCGGAATGGCTTAACCCTAAACCTGAATTTCCGCCAGATGTTGCTCCATCACCATTGAATGGGGTTGTGATATATGGAGAATAGTTTGTAATTCCTTGACCTACTAGCAAATCACCAGAAGTCCAACCACCGGTAATGCTAAGGCGATTGGCAAATGCGCTATTGGTCGTGCCAGTTACTCCGTTGGCACTAAATGGAGCAACAGGATCGTTAGGCATAGCAACAATCAGTTCCATTTGAGGATAACTTGAAGTTGCTCCAAGTGTTTTTACACCTTCGAATTGACCAGCCAAATTTGACAAGGCGTTCGCAACAGGAAGTTCCCATCCTGCGGTTGTGCGAACACAGAAACGCTTTTGGGCTGCTGTCAACCATGTTGGTTTTGATTCTTCTCTATCGTTATTATTCCAAGTTCCCATTTCGGCTTCTCCTTGTCGTTATTTAGCGAGTTTCGTTGATGATGTTGCGAAGGGTTGCAACTTCTTCTTCAGAAAGTTGAGTCAAAAATTCACGAAGACCCAATTCAATCTGTGATGGTTGAGTTTCTTCCTTCATACCAGCGGTTTTAATGGCAGCAGTGGCTTTAGCGGGAGTAGCCAACTTGCTTGCTTCTGCACTCGATGCACCACCCTTTGGAGCAGTCTTGTTCTTCACTTCAGCGGGAGTAGCCAATGCTGCCTTTTGTGTTGGCATTTTAACATCGGCTTCATTTACCAACTCATCAAAACGCACCACCATTTCTGGTGTTAACGAGCAACCACACTTAGCAGCACCCTCTTTCAGGTGCTTGCGTAGAATGTTACGCCTTGTTTCTGCAACCATAACGCTTTCGTTGAGCGTCTTTAATTCGGTTGCGGCCGCCTTGGCTGCTTCTTTTAGCGACTCGGGAAGTTCAACTTTTACGGTTGTCTTGCCAACGAGAACATTTGTGATGCTATCATAAAATTCTTTGCTGATTGGTGAGTTGTGCATTGCTGCTCCTTGTAAATTTTATACTCTTGCCGCTAGGTAGTATTTAGTTAAATTTATCCCTTGGCTTTCTTCCAAAGGTCTGCATCAGCGGTTCTTCGGGTTTTCCCACCTGTCAGGAACGAATTAACTCTAGCCAAAGCCCATTGCTGAGGAGTTGCACCTGGACGATGCCCGCCCTTCCAAGCCGCCATACCTCGGTCATACACTTGTTTTAAAATTCCATATGAAACACCAGATTGCTTGGCTTTGTTTTGTAAAGCCTTTTTGCTTTCTGTTAATTCTAGTTCAGTTTTTAAATCTTTAAAGCGTTTCATGTCATTTCTCCGGATTGTGTCCCCAAATCTTAAGGGCTAGTAGTTTACGAGTTGGTTCGCCTTTATCGTCACGAAGTGGGCCTTTGGCTCCCTTCATGCGGCTGATAAATGAAATTTGCTTGTTTGCCCATTTCCAGTCTCCTGTCTGCCAATCATCTTTTTTCTTGCCAAGCATTCGGACAATAGCACGAGCCGAATCGCGTCCCGAGGTAATCTTACCTCCACCAGTTCCTGCTTTGCCTGCTTCCTTACGAGACAATCCTGCCGCTTTCCCATCTTCTGAATCTATAAAATTCTGAAGTTCTTTGGCTCCCATGTTCACAAGTTTAGACCATTCTTTGTAGATACGATCTTTTTCTTCATCATCAGTTTCTTCTGCGACTTGACCGGGTGTATCTTTAGCGTAAGTTTTACGAATCTTGTTGGTTCCAATTTCCAACACTTCTTTGTAAATCTTTCTGGCAAAACTGTTTTCATCGGTATGCTCATACATCATCCACTCAAACTCTTGTTCTAGAGTGGAGGAAACTTTAGGAGCGTGTTCCGCATACATGGCTCGCTTCTGTTCTTCGATATACACTTCCCATGCGGTTTGTTCTTCAGGGCTTCCTGCTTTAGCCTGCATATGACGAGCCTTTTCGATTCGGGTTGCAATTTTGTCGCAATCATCCAAGCGAACCGCCTCATCTAAAATTTCTTGCAGTTCAAATGCTTCTGCTTTGGTTCCAAACTTTTTCGCAAACGCTACAGAATACTTGGAACGGCGAGCAGTTTTTTCGGGGTCGCCTGGTAGTTTTTTCCAAGCCTTTGGGTCTGAATCTGAACGAGCCTTACGAGCAGCAAACTGTTGAACTCTAGCCTTGGCATCCGCTTGACTTAATCCTGAAACATATTTCTTTGGTAATCCAGTTTCTTTATCTTTTGGGCTTGCAGGGGCTTTTCCTTCAATCATTGCGAACTCCTCTGTTTTTGGTTCTGGTTTTGCAGCAGCCATATCTTTCGGGTCAACTTGCATACCAGTTTGACGCAAGAAACGAAGTCCTATCAAAACTTTGTATTCCATGTGCTGTCTGTTAGTTAATGAAAACTTAACATTCTTGTATTCTCTGCCGCCAAATTTCACATCCATGAATACAACAGGACGAATTTCTCGTTCTTCAGTTCCACCTCGCTTAATCTTGATTCGACTAGCGATATCTTTGGTTATGGTTTTATCGTTAATTTTAAAGGTTACAGTATGATTCTTTTCGTTAATCTTGATATCTTTTGCATCAATAGAATTGTAACCGCTATTGCCGGTATCCACTTTCGCGTTGTATTCTACTCCATCAACCGTAATCTTTTCTGATACTGCAACATTACTGAATAGTTTCCAATTACTTTTATTACCTACATGTTCAATCAAAGCATCCATCAAACCTTGACCTTCCACTTCTTTGGTTGGTTTGCCTCCATCGTATAGCGTGTAAACATTACCGCTACCAGGTGAAGCGTTCATCTCGATGATATAAGGTTTACCGTCAACTACAACATGGTCAACGCCAACATAATAGCACTTACTCACAAGTGCAACCTTTTCTACAAGTTCAATCTCTTCTGGAGATAACTTGAATGCGCCCCCTGAGGAACCCCTAGCAATATTGGTTCGGAAGTCTCCCTTAGCCTTGTCCCGCTTTGCACAAGCAAAAATCTTGCCATTTAATACGATGCTACGAACATCGTTCTTAAAGCCTGGCAGGAACTCTTGCAGAATTACTTCTGCACCAAACTTCCACAGGGATTGTAGAACCGAGCGTAGTGACTTCTCGCTTTCAATAATAGAAACACCGATACCTTCTGCTCCTGTAACAGTTTTAACTACTACAGGATACTTGCCGCCGATAGCCTTCATCGCGTTTTCCACGGAGTCTTCATCGGAAACAAATGCAGTTCTTGGGTGTGGCAGGTTATACTTCTGAAGGGCAAGAGCGGTTTGCAGTTTGTTTGCACACAACTCCATTGCTCCCTTCTCGTTAACCATGAACACACCGTTATTTTGTAGAATTGTGGCGAGACCAATTCCAAGTTCCGAGTTCATTACACCGCCACGCACAAAGCAAAGAGTGTCACGCGGGCTTATGGTAATCTTTTTCTTTTCTTCGCCTTCAGTAATCTGAATGACTATCTTATCTCCGTTTGCTTCCATCGGATTGATGTGAGCATACTTCATCTTTACAGTATGGAATTCTATGCCCTTTTTCTTGCAAGACTTTTCCATCTTTTCAATGCTTGAGCCGTCTGTGCTGCCTTCAGCGGAAGTCAGACAAAGCAGAGTTACATCAGATGACTTTTCTTCCCATAGCCATTCTTCCTTTAGTTGCATTCCCTTTTTCACGGCCATGAATATCTTCTTGGCATCCGCCTTGCTCACATGAGCAGGAACTCCTTTAAGGAACGCATCGTAATCGCCGTCAAACACCGCCTTACGCATCTTGGATGCCGACATGCCCTGCACACCTTCCGCATCAGGGTCGCGGTTGCCAGCACTAATCACCTTGAAGTCTGAGAACTTGTAGCCCTCGGTGCTTTTTGGGTCAAGGTCAATGTATTGCTTAATCTTGTTGTATTCCGCGATGTGGTCTGCGCCAGTCACAATGTGAACGCGAGTATATCCTGCATCACTCAACTTTTGTGCAATAGCATAAGGCCCTGCAACTGTCTTGCCGTCCTTGTTTGGAAAAGGCTTTGGCATCAGTTGGAACTTCATCTTCGGGAAGAACTTCTTTAAAGTCTCAAGTTTAGTTTTTGCGTCTAGCGGATTCTTCTTTGGGTCTTGCGAGTAAGAAGCGTAAACACAGAACTCTGCACCAATCTTTTGTGCTTCCGTCATCACTTTGTTTACAAGAACTTCGTGTCCTGTGGTTGGTGGATTAAAGCGTCCAACGCCAATAACAATTGACTTTTCTTTCTTCGGGGCTTCGGTGATGAGTTGTGAGAGTTTTTTCACTTCCATTCCTTTGCTAGATTAAAGTTGTTGCGTGAGAACTCGTTGCGGTCAACAAGTTTCACGATACTACATGTCTTACCACAAACTGCTACGAAACCTTCAGGAGCAGTTGGGCGATATCCATCCTTGTCTGCAATAAAGGTTGAGACAGTTTGGGTAAGAGAAAGTTTAGAGATGACTAATCCTTTAGCCTTTGCAAGCATGGAATGCAACCCAAACAAGCGGTCAATCTGAGAAGCGTAGGCTTTAAGATACTTCGTGATACGAACCATCTTTTCCGCTTTCTCGTCTTTCTTGCTTTGAGTCTTCAAGGCTTCCGCTTCAGCAGCAAGTTTAGCCTGCACGAAAACGGAAAATCCGTTTGTGGTATTATTGCTCAACCCTGCCTTAACAGTGGAGTTGATGTATTGTGAAACATACTCAGCGGCTTCACTCTTCAAGAAAGAAAGTAGAGCAGACTTAAGATTTGCACCTTCGGCTTCAATCTTTTTTGTTAAGTCAACTATTTGCTTTTCTTCTTCAGTTTGCAATAGCAAGTTTTTTGGAAGTGTTGGAACTTTTGCATCTACAACCCATACCGCTGTGGAAGTTCCCATCGCAGGAACACCAGGCGACCATGAACCACGCTCTTTGATATCTCCGCTGCCACTCCACTTGGTGTGAAATACCACACCTATCTTTGCTGCTGCAACTTCTGCTGCTGCTGGCGAATCTGTAGGAATAGCATAGGTGATGGTGTTCGGTCGGAACACAATGTAGTCTCTACCATCAATTGTTTGTGTTTTCTTTTCGCCTTGAGTAAACAGCAAGTCTCCCCAAACCACACCACGAATATTCAACGGTTTGAACAGTTTCAGAGCAGCGATTAGTTTGTCTACCACGCCGCCTTCATGGTTCTTGCGAATGTCGGCTTCAGTGTAGTTAACTTTGGAAGTCTTGGAAAAAAAAGACTTGGTGGCAACGAAAAACTTCTTGGTTTCAGGATGTATGCCAGTAATGATAGCAGGAGCCCCGTCCCACTTGGTGGATACATTCAGAGAAGCGGTTTGTTTTCCGCCTGCGGAAATACCACTAACGACATCTTTCAGAATCTTGATGGAAGTCTGTAGACCAGCCCAACCATTTTCGAACATGCCGTCTTCAAGATGGCTAATATGTCCGTTGGACTCTTTTATAAAATTAGGGGTTGCGTGTTTGGAAAATGATAGCATACCCCGTATTTATACTATTCTTCAATCCACCTAGACCAAGTTTTCGGGCCCAAATGGTCGATAATTGTCATCACAATCATCTTCCTGTTAGGCACAATTGGAGGCTTGGCTAGCGGCATCTTAGCCTCCTGCGGGGTTCGGTTAGCCTTCTTGTAGTTACACTTACGGCAAGAAGCCACAAGATTCTTCCATTCAAACTTACCACCACGGCTTACCGGCATTACATGGTCTACTGTTCCGTTGGCTGCGTTCAGCGAGCACCCACAATACTGACATTCATACTTGTCACGACGGAATACCCCCTTACGGGTGGCTCCCTTTACCCGATACGGCAAATTTACATACTCCACCAACACAATAGCGGTTGGGAGTTGATAGTGACCTCGTGGGGTAGGGATGCGATAGTAGTCTTCGTGACCGTAGGGCTTCTCGGCTCGACCTGAACAAAGCAGGTTAACCGCTCGCTTCCAATCAATCACATTTAAGACTTCCTCGCTAGCGTTGAGGAGGAGAACCTTCAAGGAGTTAACCCTTCAGCAGTTGCGGATTGGTGTCCTGTTCCATCTCTTGGTTGAACAAGTTGATCTCTTCCTGTTCGTCCTTGATGATGGCGTAAACTTCAGACTTGAAACAAATTGCCAATGCTTGATCGTTCTCAGTCATAAGAGTCATGTATCCTCCAGCAATCACTCGATCTCCCTTTTGAATTGGAAATGCTTCAGGCTGACGAGCAAACGAGAAATTTCTACCGTCGCCACCAACAGGCTGAGGAGCAAATGGGGCTTGACCCACCGCATATACAGTTCCTTCAAAAGCCTCTCCAGGCTTAACTTTGTTGCGATCAACCTTCACAATAACATATTCAGTATTTGGGATAAGCATTATATTCTCCTTGTTTTAGTATCTAGTAGGAGCGCCAGGATTCGAACCTGTTCCAATCGGGTATAAACCAATCTGGGCCAACCAAAGACCCCCCGCTCCCGTTAAGCAAAAATCACGCGAGACTTTTTGTTTGCTACATGTCCTGATTCCGTCTTGATAAGGTAATTACTCTTTTGTCTGTCTTCATCATTACCCAATCGGTAGTTCACTTCTGTGATTCCCTTGTCGCGCAAAGTCGGTGTGATGTTACTTGCCAACTGAGCAACAATAGTTTCTGACAAGGCTGCTGCGGTAGACTCATCGGTATCTAGCGGAATATCAATGTGAAGTCGGAACATGGATGTATTATATCTTATTGTTTGGCTTCGTCAAGACCAATCAGCAAAATCTCTCTTTTTATTAAACTTCTCACCCATGCGTTCACGGAAAGTTTTAAATTCTCCCGAGTCTTCATCATCCGTATCCTTGGACTCGGTAATATTAATAATTCCGCGTTGAGCCGATTCATCCAAGTCAAACAGTTTCATTTTGCTGCGGTCAATTCCGACAACGAAGCGTCGGTTAGAGGCAGGATCAGCATAACGGTTCTTCAACTGCTTCACCATAATCTGTCCAAGGCCCTGAAGTTCTTCGGTTGAAACCAATGCAAACATGAAATCTGCGGTTTGTGGTAGACCGAACGATTCACTAGTATCTGTCAACTCAACATCCGTGCTAGAGAAGCCAGAACGATTAGTTTGAGTTGCCGTAAAGATGGGAACACCAGTCTCCACCGCAAGACCGCGCAGTTCCTCTGCAATAGCCTTGATGAATGTATATGAGTTTACTGTAGCACTCTGTTTCATACGAGAAGATGCACAAATGTTTAAGTAGTCGATAAAAATAATTTCAGGAACAAAGTTCTTCTTCAAACGCAGTTCATCCAACAGATGCTTGAAGTGCATTACTGAAGCACTCGCTGTCGGATACTCTTTGATAATCAGTTTCCCCGTAGTCTGTTCCATAATACGCTTCATTTTGCGGTCGTAGATATCCTTGGGCAAAGCCTTCAGATCATCTAAACTAGTATCCATCAGATTGGCATCAATGCGTTCAGCAATACGCTCTTCCGCCATTTCGCAAGTTATATACAGCACATTCTTACCTTGCATCAGACAATTTGCAGCATGGTGACAGAGGAACAAAGACTTACCCACGCCCGTGCCCGCGAGACACACATTCAGAGTTTTGTATGGAGTTCCATTGTTGGTAATTTTGTTCATCAGGTCAAGATCAAACGGAATACGCTTCTCTACGGTGTGATAGAAGTCGTATCGCTTGTCTGCATCACCAATGAAATCGTGACCGATATGAGAATCAAAACTAACTGCAAGAGCAGTAGAAAGAATGCTTGGAATAGCAGTTTTAGTTTTGTCTTTGGACTTTCCATCAATAATCTGAATGGATTCCATGATGCCATTATAGAGTGCCTTTTCTTTACAGAAGTTTTCTGTGTTGTCTAGCAACCATTGTGTGTCGGGAGCATCATGTGTCTTAAAACTCTTGATGATTTCTCGAATAGATTTGAACTCGGTTTCGCTTAAATCATCGCGCTTTCCCAAGTCGATAAGCAGACTTTCAACACTTGGCTTGGCGTTGTATTGAGTGTAAAACTCGCTCACACAATCGTAGATAACCCGCTCGTCACGCTCATTGAAATACTCGGGCTTCAAGAACGGTAGAACTTTTCTACCAAACTCCTCATCGTGGAGCAGGGAACGAAGAATTAAAATTTCTGTTCTGTCAGCAGACATCAGATGGGTTCTCGAACAATCAGTATACCCCAAATCCCCGAAAAGTCAAGCAAACTTTTTCTGACAATCGTAGATAAAATCCGAGCAAACGGCTCCAAATCCAGTTTGATTATAAGCGGCTACAGATTCTTTAGAGAGAAGAGGAATAACGCACTTGGAAATCATAGAATTTGTTAAATCGTGCGACCAAATCCAACCATTACTTACAAGTGTATACCGATCAGATTCGTGACAAAAATATCGAACAGGCTGCATTAAAGATCTTTGAAAAATCCATTTGAGAGCGGCGTATTCCTTGACATGAATCCAAAGATATTCACGGCGTTGCCAAAGCCACTCCTCGGTCACAGGATACTGAGCGTAATCGTGACCTAGATGGGGTTGTTCGTTTTTCATACGCAGGTCTATCTCTACATCATAGCCTGCATCAATTGCTTCTTGAATGTAATCCAATGAGTTTTCACGCTCGGGAATAACTCCGTCAAGATTACCTCGGTGTGAAATGTAAATCACGATAATTCCTCTATTCTTAAACTTTTGTCTTCAATGAATAGATCATAGTAAGGTTTATCGCATCTCAAATCGTGATGCTTTGCACCCCAATCTTCCAACTGCTGCTTGGTTAGATCATACCAGTCTATGCCACTTCGACTGCCTCTAGCCGTCCAATAGATGATGGTGTTTCCCTCGTCATATAAGCGATTAATCTTTTCTATGTTTTCAAGAATAGGCTTAGACTTCTTATACTCCCGAGGATGGTCAGGAGTAATGCAAATCGTTTCATCAATGTCAACAAATATGATTTTAGTCATTGTGATACGAGTCCCAATACAGATAGCAGTTAATTAGATCATCCACCGACTTTACCTGCTTGCCTTTAAGAATGGTTGCCCAAGCCTCAAAATTTTCCACTTCTTCAGGAGTTCCAAACACGGTAACAAACGGAGTGTCGTAATAACCAACCTTTAAACCATCTTGAATCAGCAGATTGTATACCAAAGTAACATAGAATTCGCCATTATACTGAATTCCCCTCTCCATAGCAAGATCAAAATATTTCTTGATGTCTGCACCGCGTCTAAAGTAATACATGCCAGTAGAAGCATGTTCATTCATCGGATCGTTGGTGTAACACGCCTTTTCTTTAATCTCAGTAATATACGGAGTTCCCGGCACATCTTTAACAAACGCCATCTTTGTTTGAGCCAAGGTGTGTGGATGAAATCCAGAGTGAGTAAGAATGCAACCATCCATCTTGTAGTAGTTAACATGTTCCTTAAAATGCTCCATGTCCCAAAGGTGAGGATTGTCGCAGTAAGAAACAATTACTTCTTCATCATCTTTGATGTGTTCGTATACTGCCTTAACCGTCCACACAGGGCCCAACTTATGTTGAGGCATGGATACAATCGTGGCGTTTGGCTTCAGAGATAGAAGCACATCTCGCATATCAGTTGTTGCTAGGTGGGTATCGTTACAGATGAATACAATTTCATCGTTTGGATCAAACATCTCTAGAATGTATTCTATGATTCGTTTACCGTTTACGCGAATAAGGGGCTTAGGGTCTGCATATCCCTTCTCGACAAAACGATTGCCTGTTCCTGCCATTGGCACAATTATCTTCATACTAAAGCCTTTCTGAATTGTTCCGACGACATACTGTTTAACTTTCTCACTTCTTCAGAACTCAAAAAGTTTGGAGTCAAGCAGGCTCCAGTCATCAGATGTAGTATGTAGTTGTTTGTTGAAGACATTTCGTTTGGAAAAACTGCGGCATCTGGAAAAAGCGGCATATTTATTTTAGAATCCTCGTAATCCAAGAAACTGTCAACATGAGTAACCAACCAGCGTTTACATCGGTTGTTAATTTTTTCGGTTAGTTCTATTGCTTCTTCGTGAGTTTCTGCTCCGACTATCAGCCCATGATTTTGCAAAAAAATGATGTTGGTGTTTATCAGATTTGGTGTTATACGATTTACCAATTCATATCCTGGTGTGGTGTAAGGAACAAATTGATACGCAATATCTTTGAAAAGAGTTTTCAATACTTCTTCTCCTTCCAAACTACAAAGTATGGAATTAAGGTGTATTGGATGGGTATGGATAACAACTTTATTTGGAATGGAGATATGGAATCCGGTTTCCATAGAAGGATTACTGTCCCCTATCTTTTTACATCCTTTGATATACAGATTGTAATGTTTTTCGTCTGCAAATTTTGGTAAAGGTTCCTTTCGAATATCACAAACACAAAATCCATGATACAAATTTATATCACTCATCTTTGCGCCTGATGATTTGATAATCATTCCGCCATCCGACTTGACAGAAACATTTCCGCCTCTGCCTTGAACTAAAGCGGGATCTAATCCCAACCATTTACAAATTTGTAAAAAGTTATTCGTTGATTCGTAGAACCCCTTAACGAGTTCCATGAATTTTTGCCCTTTGTCAGTAGTGCAAAAGTATAACAGTTTGATGGAAGAGTGCTGATCTTTACTAAACTTAACTACAATATCGGCATTCTGTTTCTGTGGCTTTATGAATCGGTCTTCATCATCTTTTCTGCGCTTTATGGTTTCTAGAACCTCGGCTTTAGTATGGCCTCTTTTAGTTGTATCGCGTTTAACTTTCCATTCGACTTTTAAATCTTCATCAGTATCCACATAAATGTTTAAATCTGAAATTTGAACAGTAGGATTGTGATAAAGAGCATGAAGCCCTTCGTAAATGATATACGGTTTAGAATCAATTCTGACAGAAGAATCAAATTTTCCTGTATCGTGATTATAGTGGCTTCTTTGTATAGGATTACCATTCTTTAATTCAACAAGATGAGAATAACCCAATTCTAAATTATTTGCATCAGGATTCAAATGTGTAATGGTCTTCCAAATGGGATCGCCTCTTTCCCACTTGTGAAGATCATCACCACTTAGACAAACACAATCTTTTGACCCAAGAATACTTTGAATGATCTTAGATATTGTGGTTTTGCCTACACCAGAACTTCCTGATATGCAAAACAAATTCATTAGATCATGCCAGCGATTTCAAGAATACGCATCATAGGCCCCTCTTGTTCGTGATATGGACGATAACAATGTATATCCATGTAACCCTTGTTCTTTAATTTTTCAACATCATAAAGATATTCTTTACCTGTCCATTGCATGCTTCTTTTCTTTATATTGTTTTGCTTCAGGTATTGCACAATATTTTCTGGTGTAGTTTTATTGCTTTCTGCCATATTCTTTATGTCGGTTTCTGTCCATCCATTTGGATCGAACCAAGTTCCATTACCAACACGATCAATCTTACCATCAAAGATGTGATATTCTTTACCGAAGAAACCACCAGTGATTCTCTTAGACTTCAACCCATACCAAATCTGTTCGGATGTGTATCCTTCTTCAGCGACCCAATAATCACCATGAATACTTTTATTGAGAGTGTTTCTTGCATCCTCAGTAACCATACCGTGTCTACGAGCATCAATAACTCCCTGCACAACTTCTTTGAAACTCTTATCACGGAAGAATAGATTTTCATACAATTTACCCTTAGCCACATGATAATGACCAGGAAGATCATAGCCGCCATTAACATATGCACCAACCTTCAAGAAAGTGTCAGGCGAAATGCCTGGCATACCATCAGGACGGATACCTGGACGCATCTGAGCAGTAAGAGTGTAGTTCAAATGAGCATACGCATCGTCAGGAACATTCGGCAAATCATTTAAAAAATATTCGGTCTGCAAAGGAATTTGATCTATGTCACCGATTATCCATGTTGTTTCTGGTTCAACCTTTGGGTGATAAAATTTAGAAAATTGTATTTGAATGATTTGTGGAAGATCGGCATCATACTTCTGTTCGATGACTTCTCCGTATTCTTCAGATACCTTACAAGTTTTTTTATCACCAAACAAAAGACAAACCGGCTCTACTCCAAACTTGGTCTTCCATACCTTAGATTGTATGTTCCAAAAAGGACTGAATGCTTCCGAGCAACTAAAGACAACTTTATCAATTTTCATGGATTAATCCTTGCTTACTGTAAATGTGTTTACTATGTCAGATACAAACTTGATTTGATCTTCTGTCATATCGGGATTATTCGGAACATACATTCCGTAATCGTGTATCTCATCGGCAAACGGGTGTTTCTTGGAACCGTATCTCTCGTAGAAGAACGGCTGTCTGGAAATGCTGCCTGCAATTAGTGGACGACACTCCACAGAATTTTTGGCTAGTTTCTTAACAATCTCAGGCACTCTTGGGTGAATGATGGGATAGGCAAAGTTTGAAACATACTCAAACTGATCCACAGAAATCTTCCAATGTGGATTTACGATATACTTATCGTATAGTTTAAGATTATTCCATCGCTTATCACAGAACCGATCAAGTTTCTTGAGTTGCTGTATACCGATATACGCTTGCAGATCGGTTGAGCGAAGATTGAATCCTGGATAGTAGAAGGTGTAGAAGTTACGGAAGTCATCAATGCCATACTTCAGTTGAAGATTGATACGAGAAACTTCATCCAAATCTCTAGACCATCCGTGAGAACGAATGCTCTTTAGAATATTATACAGTTCGTAATCATCGGTTGAAATCAATCCACCTTCTATGGTAGAAAAGTGATGTCCATAGTAAGTGCTGAAAGATGCAGCAAGACTCAAAGTTCCTGTTTTCTTTCCATCCACGGTTGTTCCAACACTCTCACAGGAATCCTCAAGAAGTATCACTCCATACTTCTCGCAGATTTCTTGAATGCGCTTCATGTCGTTTGGAAATCCTAAAGCATGAACTACCATTAGAGCAGCAGGATTTTCTCGCTTGCAAATTTCCTCAAACTCTTCAACATCAATTCCCAAGTTGGCTCTGTCGGTTCCGCAAAGAATCGGCTCTAGACCCAACTGAATTGCAGGAGCAACTGTTGTTACCCAAGACAAACATGGGAACACAACCTTCTTGTTCTTTAGACGATTACTTACAATCAAAGCATAGAATATTGCCAAGTTTGCAGATGATCCCGAGTTTACAAATACTGAATACTTGCAACCCAACCAATTGCTCCACTCCTGCTCAAACTCAACGGTTCTAGTGGCTTTCGTTAAACGAGGATTAGTGTTAAGCCAAGAGATTAAAGATGATATGTCTTGTTGATCTATAGTGTCTTGAACTAGATTTATTGGTTTATTCATGGTGTCACCGCCGGGTTTGTTAATTCGCTTATGGTAAGATCAATCAAACAATCAACATCATACTGTTCGTTTCGCACCGCAGAGTAGAAAATGTTTTTCCGATAGATTGACTCTCTGGTATTATCTTCTGTAACCATATCATTATAACTCAATCCAGAATACATGTAAAGTAATTCTATGAAATCTTTCACATAAACCACTCTACCCGAACCAACAATCTCATCCACACCTGCTGTAGCGTTTATGCTAGCATCAACCACCATTTGAGGATGCAACAGTTCTCGGTAATACTGAACATCTCCTATGGTGACGGGCTGCTTGTTTACGATGGATTTAAAAATCTTACCAAACAAGTATTGATCGCCTCGGTGAATGCTGTTGAAGTTGAAAGGATAGAGAATGGAAACTTTAGGATACTTTTCCTTGTCTCTGAGAATTTGCGTTATATGCCACTTTGACTCGGTGTAATTGTTCTTGTGAAAAGAAACAAGGTCTGTAATCTTCACAGGGCCTGATGTGTTGTTCCACAGTTCCGCTGTAGAGTAATACACAATCTTATCTGTTACTTCTTGCAGTCTCTCTATAATTTGTAGAGTCTTATCTACATTAGTATTCCAAAACATATTACGAGTATTCTCGTCTATGGCATTTGCTAGATAAGTTCTTTGCTCGGCAAAACAAATGTATACTGCATCCCACCTAGTTTTGGTTAGAGCATCTAAATCCAATTCTCTTGCTGAAACCTTTGCGTAGTTATCAGGAAAATAACGAGACAGTTGAGATGTGCTGCCTAATACAAGATTCATGGATTATCCATTAACTGCAAGACCCTGAACTCTTTGCTCTAAAGCCTTAACCATTCCTCCCTTAAACGGTTCAGGTTCACGAGCAACACAATCCATATCAACGAGTTCTATATTCTTAATATCTCCGCCATGCTGATAGCAGAAATCGCGTAGACACCAAACTCTTTCGGGATTCATAAACATCTTGATGCCCAACCAACGAATGCAATGATCTCCCCAACGCTTATAGAAGATGTTGCGTGTTTGTTCAATATGATTGAAATAGTTTTGATAGTTGTTGTCACGGAAGAAATCCATGTCTACAATTTCAAAATTAGTATTGTAGACTTCCATGTTCCATTCAAATTCTGAATTTAGAACTGTGGATTTGTTTGCTTCAATAAACTTCTTTGTGCTATCCCACAAGCCTTCGCAAGCCCAAGGAGCATCGTATTCTTCTCGTTCCATGAAAGCGTATTGATATCCATTAACTCGCATGACCTCAAATGGATCACGGGTGATTTTGGACATGATAAACGAATCAGAATCCAATCTCATATACCACTTATACTTTGCCAAAGCGGGATGATTAAAGATTTGACCGCCATAGAAACGACACATATGACGATATCCCATTCGGAATTGAGTGAGAGGAAGAGTATAGAGAGCCGGATCTTCAGATATTCCTTCAGGCAGAGAGAATTCCAACTTTTCAAACTTTATGTTTGGTAGGAACCCAAAGGAAAGACTAAACTCTGTTAGCAGATTTGCTATATCTGCCTTGCTCAAATCATCATAGAAAACAACTACAGGGTAGTTTGCATCCTTGTTGAAATTAGAATACAAGAAATTGATGCTGTGCTTAAAAATCCACAGATCGTTCTTTCGGGTCATGTATACAATTGCAGCGTTTTCCATAATATAAATCCTTTCTCACTCGCCCCAATTCAACCAATCAGGACCGCCTGCTCTATATCTATTCAAACCAAAAGTGATTCTTTCTAGACGGCTGTAACGATGTTGAAGATTTCCATCAACCAAGTTCATAATCTTCTCGGGGATTTCCTTGTTGGGCAGAGCACTCATGTTGCGTATCCAAGCATTGTGCTGATAGGTGATATCGTTAACCGCCCAAACCTTGCTTGGGTCTAACAACATCTTTACACCTAGCCAATGGATTGGAGCATCGCCCCATCTCTTATAGAAGATGTTGCCTGTCTGATCTAACTGGTCAAAGTATGCCATATACTTTTCGCTTCTGAAGAACGAGAACTTGGCAATTTCAAAGTTTGTATAGAACAACCGACAACTCCACTTTCCGTCAACCATGCTGTCCTCAAGGTCTTTAGTCATCGGAATGTTGTGAGCCTTCATAAACCGCTCAGTTTCATCCCAAAGTCCTTCAGCAACACTTGGAACTTCTCCGTCTTCGGTTGCCATGAAAGCATATTCTTTATCATTCTTTGCCATGTATTCAAACGGATCGTAATTGATCGGTGAATAGATGTAAGAATCGGAATCTAATCTCCAATAATAATCGTATTGTAGAAGACGAGGATCGCGGTAAATACCACCCGAATGATAACGGCACATGTGGCGATATCCCATCCAAGCCTGATCCAAAGGAACAGTATACTTTGCTGGATCTTCTGAAACCCATTCAGGCATTACAAAATCCAAACGCTCAAACTTCAGATTTGGAATGAATCCCAAGTTCTGATGTAGAGATACCATAAGATTGGAAATGGTTCCCTTATCAATATCATCGTGAAAAATCACAATAGGATATTCTCTGATATGCTTGAAATTCCATCCAAGCATACTAAGACTGCGATACAAAAGAGGAACATCCCTCATGCGTGACATGTAAATTCTTACACCATTCTCAGCCATTGTTAATCCTCACTCTTTCCATGTTTTCTACAGATACGGGATTCTGCGGTCTTTGTGTTTCAGTTACTGTTGGAGACCAACTATAGTAACACATAACTTTATCAATAACAAGTTCTGTCTTTGCCTTTTTGCAAGCGTCAAGAGTAAATGCTGCATCTTCTGCCCAATTAGAATCGCCAAAGGCTACCGCCTGAGCAATCTCTCGCTTCCATAAACACCATTGCCACGGTGGTCGCTTACAAGGAATTGTATTGCCGTTTTGATCTACAGCCAACTGGTCAAAAGGATGAACTTGATTGTGGGTCAGACTTGTTTTAACCAACCATGTCTTGCCTTGAATTGTGGCTTCTTGATTATAGCAAATTACATCTACATCTAGATCGTCGGTAATCTTTTCTCGTAAAGTTGAGATGTAATCATCCGCTACGGTGTCATCATCGTCTATAATACACACATATCTTCCCGTTGCCATACTCAATAGAAGAGACTTCTTTCTGCCGATAGACATCATCTTATTGTCCATTAGAGAAATAACTTCAACATCTGTGGCATCTCCAATCTGAGTAAGCAACTTGGAATATAAAGGTTGTAGATACATTCGCATTCTGTTAGGAATGCTAGGAATGCAAATACTAAGTTTAACAGAATTCA